CAAAAGCTTGCTCAGGCTTTAGATTTGGTGTTGCGTACCAATAAGGCAGATACAGTAAGTCAGTGGAGAACAAGTTTAGCTTCTAGTGTTAAGCTTATGACTGAAAAAACTAGCAATGGAACATACGATGAGAAGTATAGTAAGCTTGATATTGATTCAATACTTGAAAATGCAGGCATAAGAATGAAGGGCTTTGATTATGATACAGCTTATACAGCTGGATATGGCCTTGGTGAAAAAATAGATAACTTTGATTTATCGAAGCTAGGAGATAATTCTAAGCTTAATTTTGGACAAAGTCCATATATGCAAAATACGGATGTGTTAAACAACAATGTCGCTAATATAGCAAACAATACAGGTTCGATGTCTGAAAGTATGGAAATATCAGAAGAAGATTTGAAATATTTACGGGATGCTGCAGAAATGGAAGTTATCAATAAATTCACGACATCATCCATAAAAGTAAACATGACAAATAATAATGCGATAAATAATAGCATGGACTTAGATGGGATAGTTTCTCATCTTGAAAATAGTATATATGAATCCATGTCAACGGCAGCAGAGGGGGTACATGATGTATAGCTTTTTTTTAAATGGTATTTTGTTACCCGTTACACCCTCCAAATTACAGTTAAAAATATCCAATAAAAATAGTACAATGACACTTATTGATATGGGTGAGATCAATTTATTAAAAACGCCAGGATTAACAGATATAGATTTTGAAGTTTTATTACCGCATACGAAGTATCCATTTGCAACCTATCCTAATGATAAATATATGCCTATACCTTACTATCTAAATATGTTTGAAGCATTAAAATTCGATAAAAATCCGATTAGGTTTTTGGTTACTAGAATTTCTGCTACAGGAAAGATGTTATATGATAATAATTTATTGGTATCTATAGAAGACTATACAATTGTAGATGATGTGAAAGAAGGCTTTGATGTAACAGTTAATATCAAATTAAAGCAGTATAGAAGTTTTCAAACTGCTTACTGGACAGAAGAAGTGAATGATAGAACTGAGGTAACGGTTCAAGAGGAAAGACCAGTAGATGCTGATATAGAAAATGTAATGTCGCATGAGGTAGTTGAAGGAGATACGCTGTGGGCTATATGTAAAAAATATCTTGGTGATGGTTCTAGGTGTTATGAAATAGCGGAATTAAATAATATTGTAGATGCTGATAAAATTTATCCAGGGCAGGTGATTATGTTTGAGTAACTTGTGGCTTACTATACATAATAATGGTGTAACATACAAACCTATTGTTCAAGAAGGCATTGTTTGGGATACCCAAAGACAGGGTGTTCCAGGTAAGCTTACCTTTACAGTTGTAAAAGATAATATTATTGACTTTCAAGAAGGTAACTTGGTAAGACTTACAAATGGTGATAGCAACATATTCTATGGATATGTATTTACTAAGAAACGAGATAAAAATCAAAATATCACTGTGACCGCCTATGACCAATTAAGGTATTTGAAAAATAAGGATACTCTTAGGTATGAAAATATGACAGCAGGTGAGTTAATAAAGCTAATTGCTGAAAAATTTCAGTTAAAGATAGGTGATATTGCTGATACGGAATACATCATCAAAAAAAAATTAGAAGACAATATTACTCTTTTTGATATGATTCAGAATGCATTGGATGTAACATTGCAGAACAAAAAGAAGATGTATGTATTATATGATGATTTTGGAAAGCTTGTACTTAGAAATTTTGATAATATGCAAGTAGACTTTTTTATATGCAGTGATAATGCGCAGGATTATGATTACACATCTTCAATCGATAGTCAAACATATAATAAAATTAGATTGGCATATGATAATAAGCAAACAGGTAAAAAGGATATTTATGAGGTACATCATTCTACAAATATGAAAACTTGGGGTACATTGCAGTATTTCGAAAAACTGCAACAGGATACGAATGCTAAGGTTAAGGCTGATACTTTGCTCGAATTATACAATAGAAAAACAAGAAATCTAATGGTATCAAATATATTGGGTGATGACAGAGTCAGAGCCGGTTCATTTGTAAAAGTATATTTGGAGTTAGGCGATGTAACGGTTCAAAGTGATATGTTGGTTGAAAAAGCAAAACATAGCTATAAAAATGATGAGCATTTGATGGATTTAACATTACGAGGGGGTGAGTTCGATGCCTAATATGGTTGAACTTATAAAAAAAGCAGCGATGGAAGCCGTAGAAACTTCTAAACCAGCATCTATTGTGTTTGGTACAGTGGTATCGGTGCAACCGCTAAAAATCAATATTGATCAGAAGCTTACGCTTGATGACGACGATTTGATTTTGACCGATCATGTGATTGATTATGATACAGAATTAAGTTTTAATGACCCAAGTATAGAACAATTGGTGAAAATAGGGCAGTATGAGTTGGCCAAAAATGCAACATTGATTAATTATCCAACACCTATAGATAAAACACCTGTTGCACCAGAGGTTAAAACGGAAAACGTTATGGTAAAAGGCTTGTTGTCTTTTGATGAAAAAATAAAACATAAAGTAACCCTGTATAATGCCTTAAGACTAAATGAAAAAGTACTTATGTTAAGAGTACAAGGCGGGCAAAAATATATTGTGTTAAATAGATGGAGGTGAGTCTTTGACACCAAATAAAGATGATTTAGTAAAGGATTTTGTAATAGTAAAACAACCCAGTAAAGGTTATAAAATAAATGATACTAAAAAAAATATTGCAGGTATGACAGATGAACTAGAGACTGTAAAACAAGCAGTATATCTTATATTGAATACAGAAAGGTATCAGTATGAAATATATAGCTGGAATTATGGTGTTGAACTACAGAGTTTGTTTGGAGCCCCACAAAACTATGCCTATCCAGAGCTTAAAAGAAGAATTACAGAGGCACTTGTTCAGGATGATAGAATAAATTCAGTTGACAACTTTTCGTTTGATCATAAAAAAGGAGAAGTCAGTATTCAATTTACAGTGCATACAATTTTCGGCGATATTGATACCAAAAAGGTGGTGAGAATTTAATATGGGATTCGAGGATATAACCTATGAAAGTTTAATGAAGGAAAAGTTATTATTAGTGGCAGCGAATAAAGATAGAAGAGAAAGTAGTGTTATATACAATGCACTTGCAGCTAATTCAGCAGAGACAATACAAATGTATGTTGCGTTAAAGATGCTAGAAAATAGAATATATGCAGATACTGCAGTAGGCAAGGATTTGGAGAGACGTACTTTTGAGCGAGGCATTAAAAGAGAAGCAGCAACCAAAGCTATTCTAAAAGGTGTATTTAAAGATACTAAAGGAATAGCTTTTAATATATCTTTAAATAGCAGATTTTCAGGGGATGAACTAAACTATATTACTACTGAAAAGTTGGAAGATGGTGTATTTAAGCTACAATGCGAAACAATTGGAGAACCAGGCAATACATATTTAGGGACGCTTATTCCTATCAATTATATAAAAGGACTGGCAATGGCAGAACTTACAGAACTGCTTATACCAGCAGAAAACGAGGAATCAGATGAGGCTTTAAGAGCTAGGTATTTTAACAGTTTTGATAATCAAGCGTTTGGAGGAAATATTGCAGATTATAAACAAAAAACAAATGCAATAGCTGGTATTGGAGGTACAAAGGTTTATCCTGTGTGGAATGGTGGTGGTACGGTTAAACTTGTTATTATAGATAGTACATATAACATTCCAACCGCTGAACTTATTGAAGACGTTCAGACAAGTATAGACCCAGAAATCAATCAGGGTATGGGATTAGGACTTGCACCAATAGGTCATGTGGTAACCGTTGAAGGGGTGAAAGATATTATGATAGGTATTACTTCAACTATAACACTTAAAAGTGGTTATGTATGGGAAGATGTTCAACCTTATACAAAACAAGCTATAGAACAATATTTTTTAGAAGTCCGTAAAACATGGGCTGATGAAGACAATCTAATAATAAGAATAAGCCAAATAGAGACGAGAATATTAGCTATAGCAGGGATACTGGATGTACAAAAAACACTCCTAAATGGTGAAAGTTCTAATTTCATCTTAGGTGCAAATGAGGTACCCATATTTGGAGAGGTGATTAAACTATGAAGCCATATTTAGATTATTTACCACAAGTGTTAGCCGAGCTTGATGAAATTAAGGAAATATCAAAGGCAGAGGATATAACATTAGGGGCTGAATGGAAAAATGTTAAAGATATTATATCGGATCAGTGGATTGAGCTATCCACTGAAAGAGGTATCAAGAGACGTGAAAAACTGCTAAATATCCAACCATTTGCGGATGATACTCTGGAAACTAGGCGCTTTAGGATACTTACAAGGTGGAATGAAAAATTGCCCTATACGTACAGAGTTTTAAGTGAAAAGCTAGATACCTTATGTGGGGTTGATGGCTACGAATTAGAGTTAAAGCCTAATTTATATAGTTTGAGTATAAAGATAGAACTAACTCAAAAAAGGATGTTAAATGATGTGCAGGAATTATCCAGAAGAATGATTCCTGCCAATATGGTTTTGGTAGTAACGCTTAGATACAATCAACATTTTACACTTGCTAGATTAACACATGGACAATTATCAGTGTATACACATGAAAAATTAAGAAGTGAGGTGCTAAGTTAATGGCAACGACTACAACAAATTATGGTTTTGAAAAGCCAGATGTAAATGAATTTTATGATGTTGAAGTTTTTAATAGAAATATGGATAAAGCGGATGCAAAAATGGAGGAACTGGATGCAAAAGTTGATAACGCTTCAACTATGCCAGACGAAACAACGAATGCGAAATATAAATTTATAATGAAAGACGGTAGGCTATATGTTAGGAGGGTGAGTTAATTGGAAGTAGGACAAGAGTTTGAAGTAGCAAGGCAAGACACATTAGAAACTGTAAACGCAACACTTGGCACAAAGGCAACACAATCAAGCGTTGATACAGCAAATACAAACATAAATACAATTAATGCAAATATAGGTGCTACAAATA